GAGACGTACAAGCAGAAGCTCCTTTAGCCGAAACCACAATCTTACCAGTTCTGTAAGAAGTAGCAGGAATACTTACTAATACACCAGAAGCTGCGTTAGCAATTGTACATGTAGTTGTATGATAAGCAGAAGCATTATTATTAAACTGTATAGATCCAGCAGTAGCATCATCATCAACCTTAACTGTTGTATTAGCAGTACCTAATATAATATCACTACCATCATCAGATATAGTAGAATCAGTTATTGTATCCCCGTCAGAAAATTTAGCTAATCTATTAGCAGTACCAGAACCATCAATAAAGTTCAAACTACTACTCCAAACACAAGCATTAATCGTTCTCTTCTTAACTACTCCACTGTCTTCAATGAGTACAGAGTTTGTCGTACCAGCATTAAGACCAGAACTTAATGTAAGAGTACCAGCTAAATCAACATTATCATTAAAATCAATCGTGGAGCCACCGGTAGCAGAGTTAAATGCATCAGCATAAATAACACCAGAAGCACTAAGGGTACCAGCTATAGTTAAGTCGGCATTTTGCGCTGTAGTACCAATACTAATTTTTCCGCTTGAACATATATCACCATCAGTCGCGATTGTTATACCAGTGCTTCCATAACCTCCAGCAAAGCTAGCAGTTGTACCACAAATTAAAGCTGAATCAACACATGTACTACCTGCGATAATAGGAGAGCATACCTTTGTAGTACCACATACTAATGGAGAATCAACACATGTACTACCAGCAATAATAGGTGAACATACTTTAGTAGTACCGCATACTAACGGACCATCTACACAAGTAGTACCATTAGCAATAGGAGACACCATCGAGGTACTTGCGCTTAAAGTACCTACAACAGTTAATTCTTCGTTCGGATTTGTAGTACCTATACCAACAAGACCACCTCTAATTGTAAGTCTTTCAGCAAGTGTACCTTCGTTAGCTGTTTTTAACGTTAAGTAAGATGTTTCGCATGTATCTCGTACATCGGTAATACGTGTTGTTATTTGACTAAAATCAAAATCTTGACTATTATCATTTCTACCTGTAAAAAGTAAATTACCAATTCTATCATCATTAGCAGGACTAGAACTATTGCGATATAATTTTAAATCTGGAGCAGCGTCGGCACCGTCATCAGTAGAAACAATAACAAAGTTGTTTTCAGTAGCAGTAGTAGTCGATGTAACCTCTGTGTTTAAAGTAGTACATGTACCGTTTACTGTTAAATTACCAGCAATAGTGACATCGTCAGGTAAACCAATTGTTATTGTATTACCACTAGCGGAGGTTTCGATTTCATTGGCTGTACCAGCAAGAGTAAGTTTTTCTGATAAAAGATCAATACCAATATCAGTTGTACCATCATTAGCGGTAAGAGTAGTAGCAATTGTATTAGTAGTAGCAGATGTAATTCTACCTGTCTCGTCAACGGTAAGAGCTGGAATAGCAGTTTGTGATCCATATGTACCAGCAGTAACTCCAGAGGATTTAAGACCTAAACCTGTAATCGTCGCTCCCTCTCCAGTACCAATTGTACCAGTAAGAGTTTCGAAAGTAGTATTAACAGCAAAACTCTCTACATAATCCCCTGTAGTATCTGTACCAAGAACAACACTATCAGCTGCTATAGTCGCGGTAAGGGTTTTAGTACCATCAAGTGTATCTAGCGCGACTGAACCTGATAAATCTCCTCCTAAAGCTATAGTTGCGCCGGTTGTTAAACCAGCACCAGCAGCACCGCTAAGAGATGCGGCGCTTAAGCTTGTTAGAAAACTACCGTCACCGGCGGTTAATGAACCGGTACCTGAGGAGCCTCCTACCCTCAGACCGTTTTTTACAATAAAGTCCTTGCTAGCCATATTAATTATTTATGGTCTAGTATATAGATAAATCCCCATAATCTTTAATTTCCCACCCATAACTGTCTTGCAGTAAAGAAAGGAAAAATTCATCAGTCATAGGCTTGTTATAATCTAAATCGTAAACAACTACATGTGTTTGAGCATGATAGTCACAACCCCCTAATCCCATCCCAATAAAATTCTTTACAACTAAGGTACCATCTAGAGAGGCATTACGTGGGTACGTAAGTATTATACTATCTCCATTCTTTAAATAACCTTCAAACACACATATTTCGGTCTTTTTAGTTTTTGTAAGTTGTTCTACAACAACATTAGACGGAAATATCTGTTGAGGTTCCGGAGGGTTACTATACTTGGCTATGTTTTGATACCAAAACTCTTCTGGGGTTTCAGCGCTCATCGTAATTCAATTTGTTTTTGATGCCCTACTACAACCTCAGGGTGTACATATACATCAATAAGTTTTTGTTTTAATTTTAAACATAACGTCACATCTTCCATAGAGAAATCTTGACAGTCTTTAATTTGTAAATAGGTCGGCTCAAACCATGGATACTTTAATTGCTCGAATACTCCTTTTTTAAATAAAAGAAAACCAAAACCAACATACTCTACTGTAAATGGTAATAATCTAGATTTGATATCTTGTTTGTTTAAAAACTGAAACGTTCCGTTGTCTTGAAAATATTCTTCATCCCATACTTCTACAGCAGCGTACTGAGAACCATTAGCCATTAAATACAAACCTGATATCACATCTTTATCTTCTTTATATAGTTTTTCAAAATCTTCAGGTGTAAAAATTATATCATCATCTAACCATAAAATGTAATCATATTCTTGTCCGTCAAATAATTCTTGAAGAGGTCCTTCTTCTGGTTTACCCATCAAGCATTTATTACGAACTTCATATATATTACGAGTAAACGTAGAACTAAATAAAACCTTAAAACCTTTACTTGTGAGATGTCTTATTAGGTAAGTTAAAGATGTTAAGAACTTTCCTGTAAATGAACTACCAGGGCAACATATTACGATAGTTTTATTCATACTACTTTTACGAAATTAAAATCTCCTTCATGTAGATCTATATCTTTATCTATCAAAAGATCTATATCTAGTTCTTTTATTCTATTACATATATCAATATCAACAAACTGTTGCTCAACTTCGTTTTTACTTACATGAGGTCTAAACCATGGATACGTTAATCGCTCGAATACTCCTTTCTTTATAAACACAAAATCAAAATCTAAATACTCTGCAACAATATGATTAACATCTTCTGATTGTTTTTTATATCGACCATCAAACTTACCTGATAAAAACTTATAATCGTTTTCATTAAACTTATTAAACGTTTTAATAAAACTTGTAGGGGTGAAAGAGATCTTGTTACTTAAGAAGACTAACGTGTCGTATTTAATTTTGTTTTGAAAAGGTACTTGTTTCGGACCTGCTAAAACATTTCCTCCTAAGCACATTTGCTTAGCATAAAATGCATTACAACTAGAATGCTGGGAGACGAAATAATTAACTCCAGTCTTATTTAAATATGAAGTTAAATTAACCCATGATTTTAAAAAAGCGCCGCTATAAGTAGAATCAAATAAATTAAAAACGACAGTCATCCTGTAGGATTATTTACAGGAATAATTTAGGAAACCACTAATTCTTTTTAAATTTGCTATCTTTATCAACAGCAAAATTAGCTCTACTAAACTCTAACCTATCAACGAATTTAACAGCATTACCTGATGCATCTATTGCAACGTAACCTTCAGGTTCTGTAACTACTAAGTCCCCATTATCATCAAACAAATAATGTCTCATCTGAACACCCTGCATCATGTTATTATATTTTTTTATAAAAATATCTTTAGATTGTTTAATTGCTTTTTGAAATTCAAATATATTTAAAATATCTTCTTTAGCTTCATTTAAAAAATTTAGCGCTACTTGTTTAGCTTTTTTAGCTCTTGCAATACCTGCATCACTTTTTCTTGAACTTATATTTTTATCTTGCCGTGACTCAAACCATTCCATGAATTTTTGATAAGATACAGCTCCATCCTCTAAAAACTCTCCTGCTCTAATTTCAGTATTAATATAGGTATTAATACTTGCGAGCATTTGCTCTGTTACTTTATCAAAATCTATATTACTAAGAGATTGTTTTGCGCTATTTATAGACGCAATGACAAAATTAGTTTCCTCCGAGGTTAACGTTATATGCCCTGCATCATTCTCAAAGAAAGCATCTTTAACATAAACTTTAGGTCCAGGGTTAATATTTGTTACATCAACTCCAAACTGTTTGGTTTGAAACCGTGGTAAATTTTGATCATCTAAACTCACATTGTATTCAGTATGAAAAACAACTCCTATGTTGGCGTTTACTATTTGTTGCCCTTCTTCACTATCAGTTGGAACTGCATACAATATTGTATTAGGTTTAAATGTAACATGTTCTTTGCCATCAATAGTAGATATTTCTTTTATTTGGTCATCAAATAAAAAATCTCCCTGATAAACAGAATTAAAACGTACATCTTTAAAATTAACAAACGTTTGGACTAATTTATCAACTAAACCTGGAGATTGAGAATGATTAAGTTTAATATCTTCTATAGAATAATTTAATTTTGGAGTTTTAGCGAAAACAGACTTACTACCTACGAAAAATTTACCATTAGGATCTGCTCCGACAACAACAGCAGGAGCTCCATCATACTTTACTGTAGTATTAATTGTTCTTCTTTTAGGAGTATCGGTCTTTAAAACTTTAGTTAATTCTTGTAAATATTTTATAGCTCGTACTGCTCCATCTGTACCATTAGTTAAAATTAACTCCTCTAAGTGAGTTAAATGTTTGTTAGGGCCTGCGGCCTCATTAAATAAAAAATATTCTTTATATGTAATCATACGTCTTTAACTCTATATACATTAACTTTAATACCCATACTCTCTGTCAACCACACATCACAAAAACCCTCGTGTATAATATATTGGACTATCTTATTTGGTATTTGAGTACCTTCAATCGAACCATCTTCGTCAAAGATACTTATCTTATAAGGTTGTACTTTAACCCTATAACCCATCACCATTGTATCATATAATCCGATTGCGTTCATTTATATTTTTTTAGTGGTTGAAGTAAGTTTTGCGGCAGGCATAATCATAGTACGGAGAGCCGGTATACCATGATATCCTCCTCTACTTGGATTATATCTACCATATAAAACTGGTTGATATTCAGGCTCTGTTGGCAAGTCTCCATTATAAACAAAGTGATTAGCAGTTAACGTATAACCTCTGTCTTTTTTCACGATGTTCATTTTACCTTGGTATAAAGCATTAACATTATCAACACCGAATTCATCTCCGTAATTATTACCAAAGATAGCTAACTGTTTTAAATACTCGTCTTTAATAGGTCTGTAAACAGAAGTTTTAGGTTGCATACCTTTAGGGAATAATTTTTGTAAACGTTTAACAAAACTCAAAATTTCTGGATGACTGCACACTTTATCACCAGCGCGACACGTCGTACCACCATATTGTTGATAATCTTTTGCTGACCGACCAGCTTTGTGAGAAATATAAACTTGAGGTTGCTCGTTATAAGTAAAATGAAAATCGCTTTTTGGAGTTCCTTTAGTAGATTCAATTCCATTAACACTATAAACTTTGTCGTCAATTTGAAGCTTAATATGGTCTTGACCACTATTGCTAATTAATTCTGCGAGCTGTTCTCTTAAGTCTGTAATTACATAATCTTCATCTCTCGTACCAAAACCAACACCTTTACCTAAAACAACTGGATACTCTCTACCAGACTCATCTTTAACAATATAAGTTAATAACTGGCCAGATGTAGATCCATCTTCTCCTGGTTTAGCTATACGTACTAATTCCAAGCCAGAGGATTTTATATTATGAACAAAATTATTAGGGTTATAATTACCTGCAGGCTGTACACGTACATCTTTAGATGATGTACCTGGGTTTAAATTCGCGTCGGTGTCAGCTATTTGTTTAGCTAATGCTGATCTTGATACTTCAAAAAAATGTTTAAATGTTTTCATATTCCTATCGGTGGTCTTTTCTCTCCATATTTATGTGGTTGCGAATCTTTATCATTCTTAGTACTTAAAGCTGCAAGCATAGCTTCTTCCCAATCAGCTAGATGTTTCTTTTCTTTCAACTCTTCTTTAGAGAACATAAGGTCATATGACTTAATAATTAATTCATTTAATCTAGCTATAGTCTGATCATTACGTAAAGTTTTAAAAGCAAGATTTTCTACTGAAAACTCTCCTTTACCAGCGAGACCCTCTTTACGCATTTTCATAATCTTCTCTTTAAGCTTTTTAGCGCGCCTATTAATAAGACTAAATTCTTTCTCGTCGCTAATATTACCTAATACATCAGCTAAGAGATCAAGCTCTTTCTTAAATGAATTAGCTTTTTTAACTACGTCTTCATGATCTACTTCCGGTTTTTCGTACTTAGGTTTTTTAATCCATCTATTGCCAGATAAACTAAATAGACCGGAAGCCACATGAGGTTCATGAATATCTTGAAAATATAACTCAACTTCATGGCCATTAAATTTTATATCGTGTCTAAGGTTCCAAATAAATCTCTTACCATCTAACGCTCTCTTTACTATCTCTTCATCTTTATTAATATCAGCAAAGTCTAAAAGTATATGTACATCTAAATCAGAGTACTCTGAGTAATTATAGTTTGCTAATGAGCCAGTTAACTGTACATCCTCTACCATCTCAGGAGAAATATGAGCATCATCTTTGACAAAGTCATCAACAATCTTTAAAATTGGTTTGAGTATATCTTCTTTGAACTCAAATTCATCCCAGAACTGAGGGTGAAGAGTATCATTATAGTAATTACTCTCTTCAAAATATGTTTTAAAACTATTAGGCATCTGCTTTTAATGTTTTTGGAGAAGTAGCTATATAAACTGTAACGTGATCATTCTTACTTTCCTCACCTTCTCCTGTTTTATCATAAGAAACATACTGATGTACTGATCTAATATAATCTGCTGCTTTAGTAATCTTAGCCTCCATCCAATCATCTAATGGATAGTCATCATCTAACATATCATGTAGTTCTTTAG